TGCGCCGGACTCCGAAATGGAGACGCTGTAAATAACGAGTTTTTTTAGGCTGATTAGTTTGTTCATAATTCCACCAAGAATTGCAAGATTTTTCTTAAGGGCCTTATTATTCTATGTTCTGGCTCTACATATAGGCCGAACACAATTGCATTTTTATCAGACGTAATTGCATAATAGCAATACCCGTATTTGTCGTGATAAAAATTTTCATCCGTTTTCATAAGTCTTTCCGTGCAAGCCGTTCTTTTATTTCCACCAATGTGGTTTCAATTCTTGCTAAAGAAACTTGCAGAACAATAAAAGTATTTTGGCCTTTTTCCAAATCGCAATCATGCTTATCGAGTTGTTTCTCTATTGAATCCATTCTGTGATCACGCTCTTTCTTTGTTTTGTTACGATCCATCGCGACTTTTCCATAAGTGACGATGGCCGTGCCAAGCATTGAAATAGCGGTTATTGCAATTTGAGTATAATCCATTGTCAATTTTCCTATTACTCACAAATTAAAATTCTTCAGTCCATTCAATGAACTCAACGTTCATGGAAGTAACGCCTTCGGGGTCATTTACTGAAATGCTTATTCCAGTAACTACCCCTATTTCAAGGTCACTAATAAAAGTTCGTCCTTCTGGATTTAAAGGGATTGAACTCATAATAGTCATCGAGTTTCCAACGAAACCAACTACAACCTGAGAGCTTATGTCTAGATCGTTTGGACATGACACTTTGAGTTTTCCGAGATGCGTTGGAATCTCGTTAGAAAGAACTGTCCCAGATCCATTTACGATTGGAATATTTATCGTCATGAGTGTACCGTAATTGTGAATGGCCCGCGTGCAGCCGTGGCAAGCGTAGTGCGTGCCGCCAAACTAGCGTCAGAAACCGCACCCCCTGGGGATGGAACTGTAAGCTGTTTGTATATACCACTCGCAACAACTGGGGACGCGGCCAAGTCGATGAATATCTGGTCTGCCATCGAGGCAGTGATTACCGCAGAAGATAAAAAGTAGAAGTCGATAGTGGCTGGGAAATAGTCTGGGGTCTCGTAATAAATCGTGAGACCAGATCCTGAAATATACCAGACGGTAAGTTTTTTCAATAGCTCTTTTACCGATCCACTGCAAGTCAAGAGTGAGCCGTTGAGATTCAAAAGCGTCAACGCCGTGAGCCCTGCAACCGATCCACTGCAAGTCAAGAGAGAGCCACCGAGAGTCAAAGACGTCAACAGCGTGAGCCCTGCAACTGATCCTTTTATTACAGACAAATTAAGATTTGTGCCTATTCGTATCGCAGTAGCATATTTCAAATACGAAATGTCCATCCCATTTATTTTAGGTGCATTTGTCGCTTCAGTAAAAGCGAAATGAGTACCACCATGAGTAAGACTTCCAAAACACGGGATAGCACTCGCATTATCGACGAGGACATAAGCCGAACCACTTGCAAGCCTTACATACAACGTTGTCAACGAGTTAGCCGTTAGCGTCCTGCTTGTAGCCTCGCCAAGCGTTCCCGCGGCATCCGTGTAGAATCTACCGATACCCGAGATGTAAGCGGTGCTCGTTACGGTTGAGTACAAACGAAGCGTGAACACGCCGGCACCTGTACCCGTTGCAGCGAGGGGAATCACAAGGCGATTTTGAGCGTCCTCGTATTTCGCAAGTGCGTCGTAGTCTCTTAGGAACCAACCCCAAAATGTTTCAGTCGAAAACCATCCCGTAGGATTCAAATCGAAAATACGACCTAGGCCCTCTCGAATTACGGAGGTTCCAAACTGACCGTAGAATTGAGGGATCATCCTGAAATGAGTACCTGGTGTTAAAATGCGTTTGGAAGCGAACGATTGCAACTGCGTTAAGTTGTACGCAATGCCAACCATAAAAGCACCGCCGTACATCCAGCCAGTCCACGGGAGAGTGCCATCGAGACGGTTTCCAATGTAGAGCCCGTCGGCCTCAGTCCATGCTACTAGCGATGCCGTGGCTGACGATGAGCCAGATCCCACAAGCGTATTACTGGTCACGTCCCAAGCGAGAAAGGACAGCGTTGTTTTATCCCACGAGGAGTAAACCGCAATGTCGTGATCAAGCGTTGGGATATTCGTTATTTCTACTTCACGCTGCACTGTGCCGGAGGAGTTTCGTAGCCTTGCATTAAGCCGTCCAGAAGTGCGGACGGTAACCGTCAATCGGTCGTTGCCACGCATTTGCCGCATGATGCAAGCGAAGTCAACGGCGGGTGTGGCCCTTGTTTTTCTAATCAGAAAACTTTCAGTCCAAGAGTTTGATACAAAATCTTTTCCTGTGAAAAGACTCTTGATAAAATTGCCATCAAGAACGGTGGGCCCATACCGCAGTAGGGTATACGCTGGAATAGGTTTGTTAGAAATGTTCAGATCATACGTCATACGAATCGTCTATGGTCTACGTCAGCATCGATTAAACGACAAACGTGAACTCTTATGCTGTCACTAGTTGTTGCTACATAAATTTTTTGGAACGGTCCTTTTACTAGTCCGGTCGATGCAATTTTTGCAGCAGAATTAAGAGCTGCGTAAACCCCATCGACGGCGGAACTTCTATCTGCAAGACCAATATCAGTTCCTGAAGCTTGGGCAGAAAAAGAACAAAGAGGTGAATCGCAGAATACTTTGTCTACACACCACGGACCATTGTTCTCTGAACTTAAATTAAGCGTCGTTCCTGGTAAAATAGTTATCATTTTTTCATTCATAAAAACCTCTTTGTGTATAAATTAAATTTACCTTTTTATTTCGTAACCAACAACATTCTTTATGTAAAAAGGATTCTTAAATAGGTTACATGGGCAACAACTTTGTGAGTAATCAATTTCCAAAAAGTCGTACAATTCAGAAATTACACACGAAGTAATGATGTGTTCCCCCTTTCCATCGTGGGTATCAATGCAGGGCGACTCACCCTTCTTTGCAAATTCCGCTAGTTTTTCAATAGAACCTTCTGGGATAACCACATCGGAATCGATAAGCAAAACTAAATTGTACTTTGCATATTTTGGCAGATCGTCTCGAATAGTCTCTTGGAGTCGTCTCCAATTTCTGTTAATGCAAAGCTGCCTATCTGTATAGCTTTCTGGCAATGATGACGCACAAAGTAAATCATAACCAGATATTCCGCTAAGAACCTCTTTCCTGAGTAGTTCACCTTGTTTTAATACAGTGCAAACTAAAACATTAAGATCGTGTTGATGCGATTCCAAAAACATAGCCAGCCCCAATTTGCTCAACTTTAAAAGAACCGTAAATATTAGCCCCCGTCGAAACGAAATAAAGGGTTCTTGAAACCCCATCCATGTCAGGGTAAACAAACGAAATTGTTGATCCACAAGTTATTCCGTTTAGTTCAATGTAAAATTTTTTATTTCTCATAGACGAAAAAGTGTCTACTCCAACGGGGTCCCACACAAAAGTAATTGTTTTTTCACCTCCACTCACAATTAGTCGAGTGTTTGGATATGGATTTGTAGATACAGAGCTTGTTCCTGAAATAGTCTGAACCATATATTCGGAATTATATAGCTGCATTCCTTTTTGACCGTTATAATACACGCTTTCTGAACTAGCGTGGTCTGGCCAAACATTTGCGTATCCTTCGCTAGAAAAAGTGACGTAAATTCTTGCACTTGAGTCCGCTTTTATTCCATATAGAATGGATGACGATTTTACAGAAGCATCAATTCCACCGTCGAACCAAATATATCCATAATGAATTGCAATCCATCCAGTAATGATTACAGGACACTTAAATGTATATTTTCCCCCAGCATTACTAGCTCCATTTATTTTTGCTTCAACGTATGTATTAGCGCCAAAAGTTGAATAAGTTGTACTTCCTACTAAAGTAATAATTCCAGGGCCGTCAATAATTTTTTTGTCTATGCAGTCCCAAATATCATCATTTCCGACTGTATAAGTAATGTCAACATCGACCCAAATATTATTAGTGCTTTTACTTTTAAGGGCTTGTTTTAATTGGGCTCCACTCGATACATGATAAAAATTTGAAACCGTTGGAGTATACAGAGTATAGGCTGGCAACGCAGAACCAACTAGAGAAGTGTTAAATAAAAGAGGTGTAAAAGAAGCATTGTTGTTAAGTATTAATGAAGCCGTTAATACTGCAAATATAGAAGCGTATGAAGACGACCCGCAAAAATAAAAAAGATGAAATGTTTTAAGGGTTGAATCATAACCAAGAATAAAATTTGACGGGAAAAAAGAAGTAGCCGATGCGGAATTCGATGTTCCAATTTGTTCATAAAAAAACTTTGGAGCAATGGTGTCATTTAGGGTCATTGTGAGTCTGCCCGTTAAATCATTAAAAAATGAATAAATATCAAATTTAAAAGTATAACGAGATGTTCCAAGATTAGGAAATGAAGCTAACAAATAATATTTGTTTTGGTTTGCTTCTGGAAAAGCAGAGGCCACATGGACTGTGTCGGAAAAATTTATAATTGTCCTTAATGAGTTTTCGACCTTTACGGACATGGTTGTTATGTCGCTGGTGTTTTCAGCGATGGCACTTGTATTTTCAATAATATCGGCTTCAATTCCGTCGATGTCATATTCATCAATACCACCTGGATTTGTCCATGTGGCCGGACGCTTGAAAAGAATCTTTTTTTTATCAGAGCAGAAACCCGCTTGTCCATCGATCAATTGACCAGTAGCTTTTAATGCGGCTTCGGTTCCGCGACGGCGTTTAATACTTTTATCTTCTGTTGCCATTTAAACTTCTCCTTCTTCTAATATATCAAATGTTTCGGACAATGAGCCATCACCTTCATCTATTTCGTCATACGTTACAGATAAAATTCCGTCACCTTCGTCAATCACCGAGCTTGCCCATGATTCCGCACAAAGTAACGTAAAGGAAATCGTGCCTTCACTTAAGTTTAAAGTTCTTTCAACAACAAAACCGCCAAAGCTTTGACCTGCAAATTGTCCCCAAGAGAACAAAGCAAAGTCCATCAACTGAACGGCAATAGTCCCGGCGGTTATTGGTGCATCAAATTTAATAACTGTTTTTACTTTGGATTGATAATTTACAGTGTTTGCGGCCCAAGCCGAAATAGCCGTTTCACACCAATCGGCAGATCCCCATATAGGTTGGTCTAATGTGACGGTATCACTATCCGATATCTGTTCTTTGCCAAGCGATGCTCTAGCGTTGTGTGCGTCGTTCCAGATAGAATATGCATCGTAATAGTCGGTGATGTATGGACTAGAAACAAACTGCCTCCAATATTCAGAGGGACCCCAAAGCCTTAAACTAAAATCAAATAAAACTCCATGGGTCTCGCTTGAAATAACATAACCAAGAAAAGTTCTTTGCACTTTGTTGTTTGAAATAACCTTTACATGTTCAGAGGAATCAATTCTAAACACATAAATCCGATCATTATATTTTACTTGCCAAAAAGTTCCAGCTAAAAACATTTGCAAATAATTTTTATCTGTAGGATCACAACTTATCGTGAGTCTTACCACTCGTACGGTTTCTACGGGTGTAGCCGTCAACAATTCAAGCGATTCTACAGCAAACCCATTCGCTACATTGAATATAAAAGAACCAACCGTAAAATCGCTTTGTTCTGGAAATTCGTCAGCGAGATCGGTGTCAATGTTTATAGAACTTGCAGTTTCAAATGGAGTTCTAATAACTGAAAATTTGTAGTCTGAAAAAACGTACCCACTCAAAGGTCTTGATATTTCAACACTGCTACCATCAACTGTATCGGAGTTAAATGTAAAAACCGGATCATTAACGGAAGAAAGAAATTTAGCACAAACTAATCCATTCTTATTTTGCCATACGGCAGTAAGAGATCGGCTTGCAATTGACGTTAACACGTCGGAAACAAGTTCATTGGAATCGGTTTGGTACTGCCCATCATAGGTTCCAGAAACCGCTCCAATCATGGCTAGTTGGGATTCGTTGGCTGTTGCGAAAAGATTTGTATCTACAGCAAGTCCATTGTTTTGTGCGATACGTTCGATCAATTTAGCTGGGCTTGTGACCGTTGAATCTTTTACCGTTTTCCAATAAAGTTTTTCTTTATCGACGCTTAGTTTGTACACACAATAGCAAGGTTGCATTTGCTTATTAAATGCTGAATGCCTTAGATTCGTAGTTCCATTAGTTAAATATTCAACAGTTATATTAAGAAGAATTCCGTTTATTTTTTTTATATCCGATATATTCGAAATAATATCGTCTATTTTTAGTTCTTCTAGCATTTCTTCATAAAGAGCATCAGAATCTCCGGTATAGGTAATAACGTTTGATGAAAAATGAATAGTCTTTCTTTCTGGGTCTATGTCGAAATACGCAGTTTGCGGATAGGTGCTTTCAGGAAAAGAAAGACGAATTTCTTTTTTGAATTGTTTTTTTTCAAGTACAAGATTTCCATCAGAAATAACATTTAAATCAATAACAATTTCAATTTTTTGTGTATCAGTCGCAGAAAAAAACTCAGTTGCCGATATTTCTTGAGAATATCTCGGGATGAAAGAAACGTTTGAAAAATCTTTTGCAATATTTTCATTATCAATAAGATCTCTTATTTCGATGAAATAAGTATTCTTTGTTTCGTATCCAGGGTCTCCAAATGTTTTATAAATTGAAAATCCTCCATCTGGTATAACAGTTCTCGCAACAAGTCCATCATTTATATACCCGTAAATATCTCCATAAAGATTGCAACTATTAAATAGACCGTCATCCTCGAAAACATAAGAAGTTAATTTTATTGTTTGAAATGAATTTATATCTCCGTTGTCTTCAGATACATCTTTGAAATCAAAAATTATACATTTCCATTTGTCATATTTATAAAGCAGTGAAGGGGTAGCTGCAACTTTTTTAATTACACCGTCATTATTATAAATTATTTCTCCATCAGATAAATCAGCATCAGCGGAAATAATAAAAGAGTTGTATATTCCTAAAAAAACTATAGTAGAAATATCCGTGTTTTCGTTACATTTAAAAAAGCTAGTTTCTGCTTTTTTTCTAACAATAACGGCAGACGTTTCGTTGACTCCACACGTTAAATCAATATTATTGTGCAATGCGTATTTCAATACGGACACATCGGATTCATCTATTTGGAACCAGGCAGTTGTTATCGGATCATGCGTAGACCACTCAACATCAATTATTTTGTATGTATTTCCTTGTCCGCTTCCTGAAACAACCTTTATTCTTTTTCCTAAAAATGTTTGCTTTAGCAAAGAAGAATCTTGCTCAACGTTAAATAAAAGATTCCCATTTAAAGAAAAAGTAATCCAGATGTAATTTTCTTCTAACTGATAATATTCGTAAATCTGCAAAATGTTTTTACCACGAGCGGCATCGAAAGAACCGCTTAGCATTTCATAAGCTGCATGTTCTATTCCTTCTGAGTGTAACCAATCAGGAGCAGCAACATCCATTACACTAGAGGCATTTTGAACCGATGCCGCTAGGAACGAATCGTCCGTAGGGCAGTAGACCATCGGGTAATAAACGATATTTCCATACGTCGGCATTATGCTTTCACCGATGGCACTTGAATCCTCAACGTTGAAAGCCATCTCTTTGGTGATTACAACTTCTGGTATTTTCTTTTCATCGAAACTAATAGACGAATCACAAGTAAGTTCGACAGTGATTTCATCTTTGAAAACAATGGATGAAATTTTTCCAGTAAATTCAGTTTCAGGAGTTTCACTATCAAAAGCGATATAAGCGTTTACGGTCTTTCCAATTAAATTAATCGTTCCTTCTTTTACTGCATCATGAAACGATTGATCCACAATTGTTAAAGAAGTGTCGCCGTCAAATCCACCAAGCGAACCGCCTTGAGAAATATCAATTGTTTGTCCAGCCAGTGATTGGTCTTCAATATTTATGAACCCAGAATAATAGCCGGAGTATTGAGCGGACGAGAAAAGAATGTTACTCGTGTTTAAATCGTTAGGATCAGCCACTAGACCTATTGTTTCGTCCGTTCCTGTACCGACATTAAAAATTTTTATTAAGAGTATGCCTTTCATGTAGCCGCTCCTGCGTAACCATACACAACAGTAAATGAATGCCATTGAGATGTTTTATCTAATGGCCCATTATCGTCAATGTCAAGACAGTAAACATTCACATTAGTCACGCCCAAATTAAACGGCCAAACTAAAGCCGCTGAAAACTCGAAATAATTTGTGCGTAATTTTTGTAGAAATGTTTTTGCGTCTGCAACTTCTTCGAGCGTCCCTTCATATTCAATTTCACAGGTTGGTGCGCTAAAACCAAAGCCCATAATATTTCTAGAGGTATCAGCATTAGCCAAAATACGAGCCCCATTATCAATGCGTTTTGCTGAAATCATTGATAGCGTAGACGGAAATAACCCAGTATCCCTCAAATATCGTTCACTCATATTGCACATTGGAAACGCCGTGAATGTCCATTCTGTGAGAGTGTTTGTATTCAAACTATCAGTATCATAAGAGCCTTCATCTTCCTCGATAACGCACTCATAAGTATAATCGTTGTAATTAAATTCTGGCCCAAATATAGTTTCAAATGCTTCACATTTTATTGTAACAGAATTTCCATTATTTGATGCCGAAAGAATTAATGACCTTAATTCAGCTATCACATTCCCCGCATTTCTAACGGTTATTTCTGAACTGAATTTATCTGCACTTAGACCTCTATCAATTCCCTTATGTTTTTGACCGACTGTTTTCCAAATAATAGATGTTTCATAATCAACAGAAGATTCTTTGACTTTTACATTTATTGGAATAGAGTTCACGGTAACAATCATACATAAGCCCCTTGAACGCTCTTCATTCCATTTCTTCTTTGAATTGAAATTATTTTTTTCTCTAAATTACGAAGGTCCTTTCTTTTCTCAGAAGAAGAAACATTACCACTGTAAGTAGGAGAATAATTAACCGTAAACGAGCTTGCGTAAGCTGTCTTTTTTTCGTATTCTCTATTTTGTGCTGCATTCAAAATACGCTCACCAGAACTAACGTTGGCAAGCACTGTATCTCCGGAATATTTAGATCCAGGCACAAGACCATAAGCGGCACTTGTAGACATATCACCCTGCGCAAAAGAAAGCCCTGTTATCTGGGCAACGTTAGCAGCGGCGTATGCAGCCGTACCAGCAGCCGCAAAATAGCTATAAGGAGGAGGATAAGCCGATAAAGCTTTTTGTGTGGCCACAACACCATCGATAGTAGCCTGAGTAACCGACAAAGCCTTGCCAGCGATTAACATGGCTTTGTTGTCACCAGCCAATTCCGTTAATAGTGATCCCATTCCACCAGCAAAAGTCGAATATGCTTGCATCCTTATTTCATATTGAGCCTTTTCATAAGATGCAATACGAGCGTTATGCAATTTAGTTTCTTGTTCTATTTGCTTGTCTGTATCTTGAATCTTTGCAAAGCGCTCATTTTCAGCATTAATTTGTACTGTTAATTTTTCGTATTCCGTTGTTGTTAAATTTTCAATTTCTTTTTTTCTTGTTTCTTGATACGCTAAAACGTTTTCTTCATTCTTTGATGCCGCCGATTGCCCGGCCCCGTAAGCTGATTCGCCGCTGGTATCGTACTTTCCGGCGGTATAAGCAGCCTCGCCACCATCATATTTTTCTGTACTTACCGTAGGTGCGTTTCCACGTCCAGAATATACCAATGGATCTATTGCCATTTCGTAATCAGGCGTTAAAAATTCATTAACAGCCTTTTCTTTCCAACGTCTTAATTCTGCAACGTGTGCGGATCCACCTTCAATATCTTTTTTTATTAGGTTATCATAATAATCAGTTATTTTTGCAAGTTCTAATTTCTGCGAATCCCAGCCAATACGCTGATGCTCTTTTAACAACGCGTCGTAATTTTCGTTTGCTTGTTTTTGCGCTTTTTTGAACTCATCTTCTGCTTTCTTTTGCGCTTCGACATCTATAGTGTCGCCAGCCTCACCACTGCTTGCGCGTCCAGTTCCTTTCTTTAACGCAGCTTCTTGCTTAAGCCGCACCGCTGTAGCAGCAGCAGATTCTTTTTTTACTGCTAAATAAGTTTTTTCTTTTTTTATTGCTTCGTCAGAAAGTTTTAAAATCTCCTCCATTCGCTTCTTATCTTTATCAGACATCAAAGTCCATTCGGAAGATTCTTTAAGTCTTGTTATTTCATCTTGTGCATCTAAAGCATCAGCAAGCAATTTACTTTCTGTTGATGTTCTTTTTTCTTGAATGAATTTTTTACTATTCCACGTTATTGAAGAATCGGTGATCGGATTATCTTTTACATATTTTTTATATTCCGCTAATTTATTAGTCGCATTTATTAATTTATTTCCTGGATCAAATTCAACCTTAGTGGCACCAGAAATAGTTGATAAAATATTATTCGTTTTTTCAAGTGTTTTTAAAAGTAATTTAGCGCCTTGCTCCGCAGTTTTAAATATGCCATAGGCGGTGTCTCCCCACTCTCTTAATTTATCTGGGTTCTCTTCGATCCATTTTGATAGATCTCCAAGATCACTAACGATGTCCTGAACAGCACCACGAGCATTTGTATTAAACGCTTGCATTAAACTAATCGCAACATCATCTAGTGCTGATTTAGCAAGCCTAAGATCACCTTGGAATGTATCCAACTGCGTTGCAGCCATCTGCTCGGCAAAGCCCTTAGACTTACCAGCAGTCCATTCTAATTTATTTCCGTAGTCATTTAATTGGGATACGTTATTTGCTAAAATAACAGCAGCACTTGACGCTTCAATTCTGAAAAGCTTCATTGCAGAAGTTGAATTTAATCCAGCATCATGAAGAGCTTGCATTTTTTCTGCAAATGTTTGCGCATCTGGATTTATTTCACGCACTATTTTACTCGCGTCACTCATTTCATTGTTCAGAACCATAAAGATTCTTCTTAATGAAGTTCCAGCCTGAGATCCCTTTAAATTTTGATTTGATAAAACAGCAAGAGCGGCACTTGTGCCCTCCATGCTTTCTCCAGCTTGGTTCGCGGCGGTTCCGCAATATTTCATTGCGTCCGAATAATCTTCAACATCAAGAGCCGAAATACTCATTGCTTTAGCAATAACATCGACTATTTTATTTGTATCTGTTGCAGACAAATTAAACTGGTTCATGCTTGCTGAAGCAAGCATTGCCGCGTCAGCCATTCCAATATTTGTCGCCGCAGCTAAATTTAAAACCCCATTTGAAGCAGCTAAAACTTGCCCCGCATCGTATCCATTTTTACCAAGCTCTGTAAAGGCATTTCCAGCTTCTGAAGCTGTAAATACGGTAGTCCGCCCTAATTCTTTTGCAGACATTGAAAGTGCTTCAAACTCAATCGCAGTAGGCTGCAAAACAGCTTTTGTATTAGCTAATGACTGTTCAAACTCCCCGCCAGTTTGGATAATCATTTTACTAGCACTTGAATAAGCACTAATAGCTTTTGATATTACGGTAAAAGCACCGGCAGTGGCAAGTAATTCAATAGCTAAAACTTTTAGACTAGTCGAGTTCGCTTTATTTACGGATTGATGTTTTGAGCTTTTGTCAATTAAATCATTAGAAGCGAGAGTAGCAGCATTCATGCGTTGGGTAGTTATTTCTAACTGCTTACCCATTTGATCGTTGAGCTTTAAAATAAACTCAATTATTTTTTTCTCAGTTTCGTTTGACATCGCTATCTCGCTTTAATTTCGTTTCTCTCTTTTACTTTTTGAGAATAATAGTCCATAAACTCAACAGCATTCAGAAAGGAAGCACTTTGTTCTAAAGGACTTCCAACAACTGGAAACAAAGATTTCTCTTTGTAAATGTGGTACATCCTAAAAAACAATCCTTCTTCATCAAGAGCTTTTTTTCTCGCGCGATTTTGACACATCTCCATAGAAATAATGCCTGACGAATCGCAAAATGGGCACCCCTTTCCATAACAAACCGGACACCATATTTTCCACCTGACATCTCTTGCGTTTGGTTCTGGTTCGGGGGCTTCATGGTGACATCCTTCTGGATCGTAGTCTTGAAATTCGTCAACACATTCATGCTGTCCTATCTCTCCGAAATAAAAAAGAGATAGGACAGCTAGTTTTTTAACGTGTCAATATCCTGGCTCATTGATTCATAAATTTTACGTCCAATTTCGTGTCGCACGTCAAAAGGAATTTGAGGCATTATTTCGGAAGAATACTCCACATCTTTTCCTGTAGAGTCTTTGAGTGGAGACACATTTGAAACACAAAGCTCAAAAGCTTTTTGGTATGCAGAATAAAGAACCCATTCTACCGTTGCTTTTTCATCTTTGTTTTTTGCTGGGGTTACAATATGTTCAGCCCTTTTTATTTGGGCTTCCTGTTGTACCGTTGGAACATTGACAGAAAATTTAGTTCGTTCGCTTTCGGAAAAATCTTTTTCGCTGTCAAGCGTTAAAGTCATTGGGATTTTTGGGTTTAATAAAATCATTTGAAGCCTCTTAGTTTGTGTGCAAAAGTGCGCGTATATAATATAAAAAAATATTCCACTCAAAGAACATTTGAATGGAATACTTTTTCTAACGAGGCTATGCTAGAGGGAATTACAATTCGGCAGAAAAATCAGAGGTTCCACCGTTATAAAGTACGGACTTCGTTTCGTGATTAGTGAGCAAAATTGCTGTTGAGTCGCAAATGTCAACAGCACCGGTCTGCACGCGTTTTACATACAAATAAACGTCTCCGCTGATTGCCGGAAGGTTTGAAGCCTTGACGGAAATTGCGTACGTTTTGTTGTCCCCGTCAGCAGCAACGGCGAGTGTGGCATCTTCAACGTCAACAAGTGTGCTTGTTGTATTTCCAGTTGCAAGATTCGACACTTGAAGCTGAAATGCCAACGAGCCAGTAGCTGCCACCGCACCTACCGATACGTCAACGATAACAAGATCAGCATCTTTGAGAGGAATACCATCAGCATCACCGACGGTCGCTTCGCCGTTATAAGTCGTGACAGCCGTTGCGCGAACTGCCGGGACGATAGCAATGAACTTGCGAATGTCTTTTTGATTCATACTTTTTCCTTTGTTATTTTGTGTTTACCCGTCTATAAAGACAATGAAAAATTCATCATCTCCAGCATCTGAGTTCTTTGTTAATTTGTACGTAATGTCGAAAGTTGCGACTTTGTCTTTATTACCTGGGGAGATAGATGTAATTTGCGCCTTCTGCCCAAACAAAGCCACTTTACTATCGGGGGAAACTCCACACAAACCAATTGAGCAAATATCACCTTGTTTCATTTTGTCATAGACATCGCAGTCAGCCTTAAGCATCGCTTCGACTGAAAGTACAAGAGTCGGAACCCGCTTTGTTCTTTTACCAGCGATGAGTCCAGTATCTTCGTTAGCGTCGTCACGCATCGTTGTGTCGCATTTGTAGTCGAAAGACATCGACTTAACAATTGGCTGGAACTCTGTAGCAAGCCCACGATCCATTACACACAAAGCGTTTCTGAACGTCGGGAATGCGGTTTCGTATCTGTCAACAGGTGATGTCATTGCTGCGTCACCATGTTCGCCTTGCTTTCCAGAGAAAGTAAACTCAGCCTTGAAGGACGCCGCAGCGTCGGCCGCAATTGTAAACGTCCCAACAGCACCGTCAGTTTCCTGATAGAATCCGTCCAATTCATCGCGCAGCGCAACGGTATCGTTACTGCTAGAGCTAGGTGCATAATAAGTTCCAGCGGCAACGGCTGCGGAGCTTGATGTCGCAACGGCTGCGCTAACAGAACCCGTGATCGTTTCTGTGGATGCAAATGTACCAGTCGCTGTGCGGATGTAAAGCTTTGTATCTCCAGCGTAAGCCGCTCGCATCACGATTCCAGTTGCGGAACTTGTGCCTCCAGTAACTGTTTCGCCTTCAATAAAAGGACCGTCAGTAATGGCACCAATCGAAATTGATTTTATCACTCCACTCACCATTCCGCACCCAATAAGGGCTGCATCAATTTCGGGAAGATTAGCTGGGGACCCTGAACCAACAAGTTTTCCAGCAAATTTTACAGTACTAGTTCTTTTCCCAGGAGTTGAAACCGATGGCGACATAGTAGCGCTCAAAGTGTCGTCGTCTTGGAATCCCATGTCGACTTCGGTACTAATGTCACTAGGACGAATCAGGAAATCGGTGACCGCAAACGTCGCGCCTGCGCCGCAAACAGTTTCTTTCTTAACGGCAATTTGCCGCTTGTCCGAATTCATTGGAGAACACTTACTCATTTTAACCTCGCGTCTGTTAATTTCGTTGAATAATTTATGCGTAATTCAATTTTAAATATAGAATCTTCTCGGTCAGAAAGATCAAAATATTGATCAGAAACGTACACTACGTTTGTTGCAAGGCAAACCGAGTTATCATAGAGTGCCGAGTCACTATTAATAAAGTCTCTCAGATCCCCAAGTATTTCGTATTGAGCACCAGATTCATACATTTCTTTAGATATTGCAAGTACAATAAAAGCGTTCAATTGATAGTCTTTTTGGTCTACTGTATTATTCTCTGCTGGGCCACCAATTGCGTACAAACTAAGTGACGGTGACGGAAGAGCGTTAGGATCATAGATTCGTTTGTTGGAAATGTCACCAATCGAATAGGACGCATTCGACGCGCAAAGAAGCCATTTCATACCAACTGTGAAGCTTTCTTTTATTGTGACTGACAAGCCAGAATTAGAAATAACAAAAGGGATATTTGAAACAAAATCAATAACGCCAGAATAAGAATCCGGAGCGTCCATTCCAAGCGATGCATACAAAGTAACTTCCGTTATTTTGCATTTTTCAGTTGCTGTTATTTCTAATTCAAAAGCTCTCGGATACGCCTGTAATAAGGTCCCAGATGTTGATATGCTTTCAGACCATAGAATAGGATTATCAGATTCTGTACTGACGTACACGGCTGTCCCTGCAACCATATATTGACGCAATCGGTTCTCTAATAGGTCCATTATTCTGTGTTCTATTGTTAGCATTATAAATCCATTTCTCGCATTAATTTAGAGGCTTGTTTATCAACCCACGGAAGCATAGGTTTAAGCCTTGCTTTTTGATTTACTTTTTTCTTTAAAACAAAAAGAAGTCTTTTTTTATCTGTTATTCCAGTGCCTTTTACTCCTTTTCGCGCAAAGAAAAAAGCAGTATCGGAGTCTTTTTTTACAAATTGCAAAGCGCTCTTAACGCCTTCCGGCTTTGATAATGCCTTTTCGGCTTGCAGTGGGCCACCAGGATAACGCGTTTTTCCTTTGTCTCCGCCGATAACACTAGCTCCTGCGGGAATAGCTAACCATTTCTTTTGTTTTGGTTTTATTTCTCTATCTTCAAAAAACGCACCAACATAAGGAGCACCAGAGGAAACAATGTTTGCAGTAATATTTTCGTTTCCACGATTAACAATAACGTGCCAACTGCTCGCGGCTTTTCCATCGCGCCTTGACAATCCAATTAAGTTGTACTTAGGAGCAGAAAACCACAGAGAAATAATATCTTTGTGGATTTTATAAACTCCTGCAATAAAAACTTTTTTTGATCGCTCACGAAATTCATTGAGTTCTTTTTTTAATTCTTCGTTTGCATCGTTAAAAGCCTTTACGTCCATGGAGCAGTCCTAAATTGTTCGAGGCAATCTAATAACGCAGGCATTAAACCGTATGGGTTTAATTGGCTTGTCGTTTGTCCGTTTGCAATTGATTTAGACGCGATGTCTTTGTATCTCTGCATTTCGAAGCGAACCTGGGTCAATACGCGCTCTTCTACGTCTGGAAATAACTCCATAAATTCTGCCGTGTCTTTAGCCAAACCACCAGTCCATTTCACATAAATTGCGTTTAAATAATTTGTACTCCAATCCTGAGAAATTGGAGTCGAAAAAGAAATTATACCAAGCTCTTTATTGACTTCAAATTCATCGTTTGCTTCAGTCAATTCGGAATCAAAAACAACAACTTTAGAAATGGACTCGACAGGGAAGGCATTGAGTCTAATCGACCTTGTCCCCGTTCCTTTTGCTGGTGTAAAAAGCTGTTCTCGCTCGATAGAAAGAATATTTCGATTCATCACACTTTTAACGTGCCCTTCGACAGCGGCACTTACAGACTTTATCCGCCTTTCAATAGCTTTCTTAGTGCTCGCTAACGCCGTCCCGGCAGGGATCGACTCAGGGAATAACTCGAAGTAACTTTCAATTGTAGACAAATTCATTTTAAATAGGACCTGGTGAATTTGTGTGTAATCCACTTGAAGGATTGCCCTTTAATTTTTCTAAGGCACGTTGCCGGGCACTCTTTTTTTCATCTTCTTCAATTGGCAAAACAATTTCAGAAGAAACAATTTCTTCTTTTTTTGGCTCTTCAATTTCAATTTCTTTTTGTGGAGCTTCAACAACAACCACTTTGTCTTTCTGTCGGATGTCAAAAAGTTCATCCTGAATTTCAAATGTTTTTCCGGATTCGAAAACTTCTTTTGGAATATCCGTACCAGGGTAGAAATCAATGTAGCTTTCGTAATTTTTTACTTTCAAAAACATAATAGCCTCAATAAAAATGAGGCGGTTTATGGTCCCGCCTCAGAATTTGTTAAATCGTTTTCACAAACGGAGCGATCGCAAATTCGTCGGTGTGCCGAACGGCGCAATCGGTATTCATCGTCGCGCGAATGCCGGTGAGGTTTGCTTCAAAAGCCTTGCCACCAACATCGGTACGTTCGATCGTGATGCCACCCAGCCAGTTTGCCATGATAAAAGAATTCCAGTTACCATAGAACAAATCGGCAAGAGAAGTCCCGTTGCCTTTCGCTTTATTTGCAAGCGCAATGCCAGAAGAAAGGAAAGGAACTCCGCAGGCATTGTCCACCAAAATTTCATCCTTCATCGCGGCGGCTGCATCGGGAGCGGCGGTCGCAACGAGAGACGCAATTTCGAAGAAAAGATTCTTGTTGCCAAGCATCTTAAAATTGCCGTTGTAGTATTTCTGGTTTACTTTTGCGCGGAGCTGACGCAAGAAAGCTTTTGTTGGAGAATCACCATCAGCACCAGTTGCAAGCGTCTTGTCAATGCCTGGAATGTTGGCCAGTCCAATAGGCGTGTTGTCAGAACCATTGCCGTAAAGGAAACCTTGGAACTGCGTAGCTGCAAGAGCGTTTGCAATGTCGTTCTCGATTACAGTAACGTACGACTGGTCCATAATGTCGGCCATCGGCTTTGTTACATACAAAAGAGAGGCAACCGTTTTCGGAGTCATGGAAATCAAACCAAACTTCATGTCTGATTCTGGAATTCCGGTACCTTGGCCAACCCAATAACCGCTTGATCCTTGGGTTACTTTGGGGAACTTGAGTGTTTCGCACTTTGGATTGACTTCGAGAACGCCGAGATCTTTGAGTGGATTGCGTTCGCGGATCATTTCTATAATTCCAACCGCCATTTCTTCGGGAAGCGGGAACCCGCCAGACTCGCCAGACACGGAAGAAATTGCTTTCGACTTTACAGTGTAAGCAATTTCCTTTTCCATGTCGGCGCCATGCCAATTTCCAGTAGTCATGCCGCGATACATCTTTTCTTTCGAAAAAGAAAGTTCGCGTTGACCACCACCCAAACCCTTGATTGAAATTGACTCAACGCCGGCAGCCATTTTAATAAGCTTGCCATCAAGCGAAGTCACAGTAGTCTTTCCTTCTTCGACTTCTTTTTTCAGCCCTTCAATCAAAGCTTTGTTTTTTTCGTTTTCAGCTTTGAGAGATTCAAAATCAGCCGTTACCTTAACGGACTTTGCATCAAAAGCCTTATTGGTGGCTTCTTCGGCAGTCGCTGCGATAGCTTTCAGTTCTTCATCTTTCATAATAATTCCTTTGTTTGTTGTTAATTTTTGATTTCAATTTTGTGATTTTCCAGATATTTGCTGAGGCTTGTAGGTTGCGCTTTCTCGGCCTCTTCATCCAGATATTCACGAACTGCAATTTTAATTTCTTCTGAAATGGAACGCTGCATCAAAGCTTTCGGATTTGCTCCGACAGTCACAGCGGATAATTCATGTGGCATCCACTTTAAAATTTCTGCGCCGTATTTTCCAAGACCTAGAGCCTTACGCTCGTCGTCACTTGTTGGGCAATTATATTCTGAAACAGAAAGTCCAACTGACACGGCATTGAGGGTCATCGCTTTAAATTTTTTGAACACATAATCAGCGTCTGGGTCTTCTTCAAACGTTGGAAAATAAACCGTTACCATAACGGCTTTTCCGTTGGGGCTTCCTTCAACGTTCTTTGCTTTCCATGATTTTACGATAACGCCAGAAGCTCCATGAATATTTCCAACTTCATGGGAACAAATAAAAGCGCAAGCTCGATTTTTAAACCTCGAAAGGTCGCACCCGTCAACACGAAGTATATCCCCGTAGGAATCGGTAGTTTCGTCAGAAGCAACAAAAGTAATAAAGCGATCTTTTTTAAACTCGGTAGAACCGCCAGAACCATCACCTTCTTTTGCACGATTAAATGATTTGCAAAGTTCTAAATATTCTTCTTCTTCCTGGACATAAGACCCAAAAACACGACCAAAAGTAATTACTTTTTGGTTAGGTGCTAAACGTTCTTTTACGAGCTCTTCTATTGTTTTCTTCATAAAATCCTCACGTTAAATATAATTAAAAATATCATTTCGTACAAATTATTTCAAAGATTACGCACAAATTCAACAGCAGATTCAATTGTAGGTAAAGTACGTTTCAAAACTTTTTTAGTTTTTGTTTCCGCAACAAGAAAAAAGAACGTGCCGCAAGAACCGTATTTCCTTATTTCATAAGGACAAAGAATCAAAACTACCGTATTCATTTGTACTCAATCACCAGATACTAAAACGCAAGAACAATTTACTATTTCGGCAGCTTCGTCACAATTAGGATCATGAGGATATTTAAGTCCTTCTGAATATTCATAATCCATAGGCTTCGCACCAAGACCAGAATAATGCCGGTGCGTAGCCCTTACATTGCTATGATTTGAACTAGTCCATAACTTTGTGCTTACTTCTGCCTCAAGGGCCTCGGCACGAGCCACACTCATAGCATTTTGAGTTTCGTTTCTAGCTATCGTGCTTGCTCTGTTAAATGATGTTTTGAAAATCCCATTTATCGAATCAATCAATTCACCCCTGGTGGCCCCAGCCTTTAACGATTCAGAGACTGCATCTTTTAAATTATCTCTTATCCGTTTATTAATGTCAACTATTTTATTTCCAAGGCGAACCGCAGCGTCTGAAGCTAATTGGTCGGTTGGATTAAAGCGTAAGAAACCACCTAATTCATCGCGCATCACTTCGGAAGATGACAGATAAGCCTTTATATAATAAGGGCTAACGTCCATTCTCAAAATTGAGTTCCACTTTTGTTCAGAAAATAAAACGTCGTCAACGTTATCTTCTTTTAGTTCTCGACTTCCATTTGATTTGTTGATGTATGACTCACCGTCTAGAAAAGATTCCAGGCGTTTAATTTGTGAGGATTGAAGCCTTTCAAAATACGATTCAATTACTTTAGTGAGAGGAGCTTGTAGCGTTGAAATACTTTTTGTTTCAACATTGACACAAAATTCATCCATCGCCTCGAAGTCAAGTTCTTTAATACTATCTTGAATTGTTTTCTTTTTATTCGTTAAGTTTTTTTTTAGAACGCCTTGAAAATCAAATGATTTTTCTTGCTCATTGTTTTTTGGTAATGTACCTAAGTCGATTGTGTCTCTAGGAGTGTTTGCCCAAGGCATAGAGATAGTAGACATTCCTAGTCCTAGCTTTTCGTTTACCCAATTCACAGGGTACCCGGCTTGCATCATTCGATTTGCAATAACCCATTTAGTCTTTTCAAGATCAAGTGTTTTTTGTTTGACTTCAATTTGCCTGGTTTTTAAACATGGCACATCTGAAAAATCAAAACTAAAAAACATCCCGGTGCCAATTAAAAGGCGAGAGTTAATATTGCTTGCAAATATTTCGGCGCGAGGCATCATTGTCGTTTGCCAAAAGACTCGATCAAGAACCTCAGCAGTGGCATAATTAATATCGTCGGTTACAGATAAATAAAATTTAGGAACACGATGTGCTCCAAAAAATTCGTCTCGATTAACGTTATATAGGTGCTGGAAGTCCATATCTCTAACGTTTTGATCAGACGTAAATTTAATCCAATCTGGAAGTACTGGAATCTTCCCGGCATTCACTGGAGAACAATAATCATTCGCAAAGTGCTCACCATAAAGCCTCAATTCACCAGGAGCAACGTTTGATTTTGTTGCTTGCAAAACTCCAGATGGACGACCGCCGTTAGAGAAAAAAGCAGAATTAGTATCTTTCGCTTTTGAATCAAGGGCTAGAGCACGTCCTACTTTGTCGGCAATAGAGAGTCCTTCAATATAACTATTAGGATTTGATTTCCAAAAGCGCACAACTTGGTACAAATTAAGCGACTCGGAACGTCCTTCATTTTTAAATTCCCAACCTAAAATACTTCCACTACTTCTATCAATTTTTGGCTTTATTTGTGCCTTTGAAAACGGCATTATTTTTACTGGGATTTCAAATGGATCAGAAATCGGAGTGTTGTTAGGACCATACAGAACCCAATAGGCAATTCCGTCAACGTCATATAGCATGGATGTTAGTTCCCAAAGCTGACGGCCTGCAAATACATTGTTTGGAGTTTGAAATAAATTAATCCAGATCTGCTGCTCTGGCGTAAAACGCTCCAAAACATTTCCTTTTTCATCCTTAAACTCAAACTTCAGCGATGCCAAACAATTTGCAATGACCTCGATTCCAGAAATAGTCCACACAGAATCAAAGGCGTTTCCTTTTCTTGTGGCACTAGCTCCTGACCCAGCATTAAAAATATTTTTTTGCCAAAAGTCAAGACCTAACAAACCTTTAATTTTTTTTATTGGATTCATAAGATTAAAATAGTTAATTTATACGAAAATAGGATTTGAATTCTTTGGGGCACACAATATTTTTACTTGATTAGCGATTCCCCATGCAATTATAAGGTCTCCATGGTGTCCACTACCTCTTGCCGATTCGTATTTTCCAGCACTGTTTTGTTTAAACGCCATGCACTGTTGCAAAAACAAAGCGTCATTTACACACAAAGTATCTTCCAATAACCCATCATCTAAATCGGACAAAAGAATAGGTCTGGTTCTAGCGTCGGTTCTCCATCCAGGAGATTCGGCACCGTCCATAATAAATAAATTGGAATAGCATTCTTGGTTCATTATTGTGTTTATTGCACTGTGTCCAGTGTTATTATTTTCGACAGCAACAATAGCCCCGTTGTATTTTTTTGCAAGCTCAACGCACTTTCGGCCCAATACATTAGGCTTCACGCACCAATTCAACCTGTAGACTTGCTCTCCTGTTACCCAATCCAGAATAACAATGGGAGATGGATCTGAATCTAGATTGCCCTCAGACGTGTCCGCAGCAACAATGTATTTATGATTTGCCTCCGGCTCTTTCCAAATTGTTAGTCCAGAAGAATTTTCATAAATCGGTTTTTTGCATTTTGGAATCATGCTTAAAATTTTATCAACATCAAAATAACTACCACCAGAAGAAATAAAAGCACGGGCAGCGTCCGAAGGATATTCCTGATCGAACATTTTCTTTTTTCTTTCAGAACCAACCCGCTTAAGTCTACGCCAGGCCAGTTGGTTTATGTTGACATTATTTTTATCAATTAGATCAACTTCTTCATCATCAAGTGTTTCTAATATTTTTTCACTTTCTTCTTGTGTAATTGATACTGAATTTCTAGGGTCTAAATACCATCCTAAAAAACACGGAGTCCACATTGAATTTCCAGAAATAGCTTCCATCCATAAATCATAAAAGAAACCGCCAACTCCATTTGCGGTAGTCTCCAAAACAAACTCACCTTGCCTGGTAGCCTCAGAAATAGCGGAAATTAAATTTTCTGCATTTCGATCATTGATATTCCAAAAAGCAATTTCAGAACAGTGCGCCCTCGTAAGCGTAGAACCTCGCTGTATAGCGGTAGATTCGGCTGAGCTAATCGAAAATTTAGAAGCTAATTTTCGGTATTCAAGCGCTCCCTTTGAATCTTGTTTTGTCTTGGCTTTATTTATGTCGTTGTCGTGCATAAATTTTACCATTCTAAAAATTTCTGTCGTTGCATCGTCAGTTTGCGCAACTGTCAAGCAATTAGCCTTTCTTTGGGTTCTGCATTCTGAATATGAAATACTTTGTTCGTAAGTCGTAATACCCATGCGCCTGGACTTAAGAACGATTATTCTTTTCCCGTTAGCCCTAGGGACGGGTTGTACCTCTTTCCAATTGTGATAAAAAGATTGAACTGAATTTCGTTTGTACGGAATAACAAGAGGTGGGTTATCTTCTGTCGAAATGTATACAAATTTTTCGGCATAATCAATCGCGGATAAGCCAGAGAACGAAGGAGGATTAAAATTAGAAGCTATCCGATTAATTAATATTTTGGAATCCATTAATTTCGAATAATCAATTGTATCATTCATTAATTGAACTCCTATTTACAATTATTTTAAATGCATCTGAAATAAAAGAATCTAAAAAAGAAATCATTTCTGGTTCTGCATTTTGAAAATTGTTTTTAAATGCTCCACTTATTCCTAGAAGCCTATCTCTAGCATCAATAATTAACCCAGAAAATTTTTCTTCGATATCTTCAACATCACATAATTTTCCAATGCTTACATCGATTTCCATTTGCGTTTTGAAAACTTTCAGTCGTTTTAATTCACAACTATAAAATTCGTCCTGTTCAACAATTTTATTTATTGTAGACTTTAAATTTCCAGAATTTAGATTTGTTTCTGCATTTGTCCCCGCATTTCCAATAAGCCTTTCTCTATTTATATCTATTGGCTTAACTGGTTTATTTTTTGGTGGTGGTTCTGGTTTTTTATATAGTTCTTTTTGGTCCATCATTATTTCTGGTGGTGGTGCGAATCCATTAGAAAAAATAGCATCTTGAATTTTATGCCGCATTGGGGCCCGATTCCGAGTTTTCATTTGTTCGATAACAACGTCCAAATAAAATGCATTATGCCCCTGCGAATTAGTCCACACATCAATACGTCCAAGCTTCCATGCCTTACAGATAGCCGCCGACGACACATTAAGCCTCGCTGCGAGTTGTGCTTGCGTCAAGAGTTTATCGTCAGGAATGAGGTGAACTTGTTGCGGGATTATCATCGTAAGTTAAATATAAAAACTTATCAAGTTAAATAGGTTAAATGAAAATAATTTATATATAAAGCATTCATTTATATATGCGCATAAATAAATTGAGACATAAAAATAATTCTATTTATTTGGCAAAACAAATAAAAAAAGCCACGGATGCGCTAACAACCGTGATCCAACAACAATTACACACAACGTTGTGCGCTATAGCTTCAAGTTCCCCCGCGTCGCAGGAATCCAGGTAGTGTGACCATTGGGACAAATTTTCGATTTTTCTCCTGCCAAAGAGGCACTACCATTACCCGCATCAAACCAAGCCTCTATTTCTTCAGTTGTATGCTTCGCCTCCCAGTTAGCCCGTAGCCTGCGCTGTAGCCTATCGCACTTGCGAGTGCTTGCGGCCAGCTTCTTGGTCAGGTCGTCCACTTGGCCTTCGAGCGTGATGATACGGAGAGCGTCCACTGGTAAAAGGTCTCGGAAATTGATAAAGCGCAAACCAATTGGTAGTTTATCGACATCGCCTTTTACGGTGGTGTCGCCTTTCTC